CTTTCTTATCGGCGATGTCATAAATAAGGGTGCGATTTATAGGGATATGCGATAGTCTGCATCTATGTAGGCCAACAGCCAACAACATGCGGGATGAGGAGTGAATTTTTGTAAAGCCGCTGTTGCTGGTCAGCGGGGCCATCCCCTCTCCTCCTGCGTGGTCGAATCAAAACCAGCGCCTTAGCAAGGGGGACACATGAAGATCGTGATCGAGGGACTAGAGGAAGGGCAGGTCGCTGTTGTGGCTGTTGTCGCAAGCGAAATGTACGAATGGGAAGACGACCCCGACCCCGGTGAGGAAGAGCCTGAAGAAACCCCTCGAGCTGAGGTCAAAGCAATAGGATTGAAGACGGTATCGAAATGAGTAGTGGACGCGGTAGACCAAGAAAGCCCACAGCGCTTAAGGCGCTCAATGGGACTTTACGCACAGACAGGCTAAACCCCAACGAGCCTGAGCTCCCTGTGTCGCTACCGGACAGGCCAAGCTGGATTGATGAAGACCCCTTAGCAGCACAGCTCTTCGATCAGGTCACTCGGTACATGACCGAGATGAAGGTCGGAACCAAAGTGGACGGATTGGCCCTCAGCATGCTCGCTGACCAGGTCGCCATGTACCTCCGTCTGCGTCGCACGATCCTCGATGAAGGGGAGCTCATCCAAACACAGAACATCAATGGTGATCCGGTGATCAAACCGCATCCCGCCATTGGCCCGTTAAACCAGGCGTTCACCAACATCAATCGGCTACTCCGTGAGTATGGCCTCACTGCCAGCAGCCGCTCGCATCTAAATGCTCGAGTTGATGTGGAGTCGCCCATCAACACATTCGAGGATTTTCTTCATGGATGAGCATCACAAAAACTGGTTCATGGTCGGCTGGCCTGTGCTTTGCGTTTTGCTGAGCACCATTTACCAGGCAGGCAGTCAGCACCAAGAGCTACAGAACATGCAGAAGGCGGTCGACGGTGTTCAGCCGTTAGTGCCCCGAGTCGCTGTGCTCGAGGCCGGTGCTAGTCAGATGAAGGAAGACCTTCAAGAGATCAAAGCTGACGTAAAGATCATCCGCGAATACATCCTCAACAACACAGGGAAGAATCCCTAGGAGGAACCATGAAGTTCGACAAGATCAAAAGCCTCATAGGCGGTCTTGCTCCCACCCTGGGACAAGCACTTGGCGGACCTCTCGGTGGCGCGGCAGCACAGGTGGTCGCTCAAGCACTCGGCTGTAAGCCTGAACCCAAGGCGATTGAGAACGCGATTGCCCAGGCTAGCCCAGAGCAAATTGCTGAGATCAAAAAAGCTGAGCTCGACTTCGAAGTGAAGATGAAGGAGCTCGATGTTGATGTGTTCGCCCTCGAGACCGCAGATGTTCAGGACGCACGCAAAGCCTTCAAACAAGATTGGACTGCTCGAGCGATTGCTCTGACTAGTCTCTCCCTGTTTGGCGGCTACATCTTCATGGTCACGATTCAACCGCCCGACCAGAACAGCGACGCAGTGATCAACCTCGTCCTGGGCTATCTTGGCGGCATCGTGAGCTCCGTGATCAGCTTCTACTTCGGCTCGTCGCAGAAGCAGGAATAACATGAACTGGGCAATATCCGACGAGGAGCTCGCAAAGGTAGCCTGGGGCTACGCTGAGCAAGTCGTCAAAGGCAAAATACCGGCATGCATGAATGTGCGCCGCAGCTGTCAGGCTGCTCTGGATATGCGAAAGCGTAAAGACATCGAGTTCGATGCTAACGCTGCAGCGCGTCCTATCCGTTTTGCCTCCTTCATTCATCACCTCAAGGGCCCCAAGGCTGGCGAACCGATTGAGTTCGAGCCTTGGCAGATGTTTTTGATCAGCCAGGTCTACGGCTGGAAACGAGCTGACGGCAAGCGTTTACGTCGGTCGGTCTACATCGAGGTGCCGCGTAAGTCAGGAAAAAGTACGCTCTGCAGTGTGCTTAGCCTCTACCACCTGATGGCAGATGGTGAGCCTAGTGCAGAGGTTTACTCGGCTGCTACCAGCCGCGACCAAGCGCGCATCGTGTTTGGCGATGCTCAGGCGATGGCAAAGGGTAGCAGCCATTTAAGCAAACACCTGACGGTCAACCGTAGTTGCATCAGCTTCGAGACAAAGAACTCGAAGTTCGAGCCTCTAAGTGCCGATGCTGGTTCCCTCGAGGGACGGTCTCCGTCTTTTGCAGTGGTCGACGAGCTCCACGTTCACAAGACCCCTGAGGTCTATGACGTGCTGAACGTCGCATCCGGTGCTCGAGCTCAGCCCTTGCTGTTCACGATCACAACAGCAGGCGTCAACAGAGAAGGTATTTGCTACCAGGTCCGCGACTACGCAATCAAAATCCTCGAGGGGCACGTCGACGACGACACCTTCTTCAGTCTCATTTATGGGGTTGATGAGGAGGATGACTGGCGTAAGCCCGAGACCTGGATAAAAGCCAACCCCAACTATGGGGTGTCGGTACAACCCGATGACCTGGCCCGCCTGGCTAAACAGGCAGAAGAGTCGCCGTCAGCTGAGACCAACTTCAAGACCAAGCGTCTGAATGTCTGGTGCTCGACTAATAGCGCCTGGCTATCGATGGCTGCTTGGGACGCGTGCGACAAGCCGCGTCCTCCGATCAGTCACTTCAAAGGTCAGCCGTGCTACATCGGCCTAGACCTGGCGTCGGTGAATGACTTTGCGTCGGTCGCCTTGCTCTTCCAGGAGGGCGGGAATTTATACCCGTATGTATATAACTACCTGCCGATGGACACCATCACCGATAAAGCAGGCGCCATGGGCGCCAAGTATCGGGAGTGGCTCGACCAGGGCTACATCATCGCTACAGATGGGTCAGTCACCGACCTCAACTACATCAAACAACAAGTCATCACTGCTTGTGAGCAGTACAACGTCAAGCAGATCGCGTTCGACCCTTATGGCGCTCATGAGCTCGTCAGTGAGCTCCTCGAGCAAGGGCTACCCATGGTCAAGTTCCCTCAGAACATCATGAACATGAGTGATCCAGCCAAAGAGTTCGAGAAGGCAGTGCTGAGCCGCACCATGGTTCATGGCAATGACCCAGTCGTCCGTTGGATGGCCTCGAATGCAGTCATTTGGACTGACGTTAACGACAACATCAAGGTCAAGAAAGACCAAGCCGCGAACAAGATCGACGCAGTCATCGCCATCATCATGGCCTTGGGTCGAATGAAAGTTCATGCCGGGCTGCAGCCCAGCCCTTATGAGTCTCGCGGCATTCGCACCCTATAGGAGTCGCTATGGCATTTTGGAATCGAAAGTCCGAGGCGGCTGCTCAAAAAGCGATCACCTACAGCCTCGACAGCCCCGCTCTTATGGAGCTCATCATGCGTGGCGAAAAGCCCTCGCTGAGCGCTGTAAGTCCTGAGATGGCAATGCGTCTGTCGACGGTGTACGCCTGCGTGAAGGTGTTGTCGGAGACTGTGAGCACGCTTCCTTGCCACTTATATAAGCTGGCCCAGGATCGCTCGAGCAGGTCTCACCAGTGGACTGACATCATGCACAGCCTGGTCTACCGGGCGCCTAATGATTGGCAGACTGCTCAGGAATTCTGGCAGATGCAGGTGGTCAACCTGTGTCTCCGGGGTAACAGCTACAACTACATCGTCCGAGGCGAATCGGGCCGTGTTGTTGCTTTACATCCTATCCCCGTCGATTCGGTGAGCGTGGACATCCAGGCTCAGAATCGAATCACCTATCAAGTCACGATTGGTGAGAAAGGCCGCGAGCGCACGATGATGCTCCAGCCTGACGAGGTGCTTCACTTCAAGGGACTCACTCTCGATGGTATTCGAGGGATTTCCCCCATTTCGTATCAAGGACATTTGCTGGGTGGCGCCATCGAACAGCGCGACCATGCGAATAATGTCTTCGCCAATGGGTCTACTCCTCGAGGCGTTCTCCAGGTCGACGGTACGCTCAGCGATGACGCGTACAAGAACCTGAAAGAAAGCTGGGAGTCCGCTCACGGCGGGACGCGTAACGCCAACCGCGTTGCCCTTCTCGAAGCAGGGGTGAAGTTCCAGCCAATCTCAATGAGTCCCGGAGACGTGCAGCTAATAGAGACCAGGAAGCTGTCGCGTGAGGAGATTTGTGGAATATTCCGCGTCCCGCCACACATGATCGCTGATCTGTCTCGAGCCACGTTCTCGAACATCGAGGCGCAAGGCCTGGACTTCTACAAGTCGGCTATCTCGCCTTATCTCAAGGCGTTCGAGTCTCGAATGAACTTCCAGCTGCTCGGTGACAGCACTCGAGAGTTTCGCTTTGACGTGTCGGAGCTCATCCGAGGCGACTTCAGAGGTGAAGTCGAGGCCTACACCAAGCTGCTCGAGATCGGCGTGATGTCGCCCAATGAGGTTCGAGCTCGTCTCGATATGAACCCTCGAGAAGGTGGCGACGAGTACGTCTCCGACAGCAACAACCTGACTTTCGGAAACAACAACCAACAAGAGGACCAGCCTGATGGTGAGCCTAGTCCCAACTGAAGCCATGGCGAAAGCCGCACGGCGAGGCCTTGAGCTCCGTCGCGAATATAACCGTGGCGGGACAGCTGTTGGTGTTGCTCGAGCTCGAGACATTGCGAACCGCAAAGAGCTCAGTCCGAGAACCGTCAATCGCATGGTGTCCTTCTTCGCCCGACATGAGGTCGACAAACGCGCAGAAGGCTTTCGAGCTGGAGAGCCAGGCTACCCAAGTGCTGGGAAGATCGCCTGGCTGCTTTGGGGCTCGGACTCAGGCTATGCCTGGGCCAAGCGCAAACAACGTGAACTAGAAAAGTCCAACGAGGTTCCTATGAAAAAGGTATTTCACCTGGAAGACATCAAGCTCTACCAGGACGATGAGGAACGTAAGTTCGAGGGTTATGCGAGCACGTTCGGAAACATCGACCGCGTAGGTGATGTTGTCGAAGCTGGTGCTTTCGCAAAGAGCCTCGACCGTCACCGTGATTCCAAAACCATGCCAGCCATGCTGCTGCACCATGACCTGAAGCGTCCCATTGGTAAGTGGACCTCAATGGTCGAGGACGGCAAGGGCTTGCGTGTGACCGGCACTCTGACTGCTGGTGTTCGCGATGCTGATGAGGCCTACGCGCTTCTGAAGGATGGCGCCATCAACAGCATGTCGATTGGTTATCGAGTTCGGGACGAGGAGTACAACTCGAAGACCAAAACTAATCACCTAAAAGAGATCGACCTGCATGAAGTCTCTTTAGTGACCATCCCCGCTAACGCTTCGGCACTGGTTTCTGCAGTGAAGGACGCTGACGGGGAACTCAACATTCGAGAGCTCGAGCTTGTCTTGCGTGATGCAGGACTGTCTCGTCGAGAAGCCAAAGCCTTGCTGGCTGAAGGCTTCAAAGCCCTCGAGGTTGACGAGGAGTTGATCGAGGAGGACTTCGAGGAGCGTGACGCTCTTCAGGCTGACAACAGTCAACGACTCAAGGCGATGCTGGACAAACTCAACAGCATCAAATCCAAAACCAAGTAACAGGAAACTGCTATGACGGAAGAAATCAAATCTGTCGAGGAGACCGAGGTTGCTGCGGCTGAGGAGGTGAGCCTCGAGGTCGTTGAAAAGACCATCGATGAGGTTGTCGCCAAGAACGAAGCCGTGACCGCCGAAAACGAGTCCCTCAAAGCTGAAGCCACCAAGGCTTCTGAAGAACTTGCAGCTATCAAAGCTGACCTCGAGGAGGTCAAAGCTAAGCAGGCTGCTCCCGCATTCATCAAATCTCTCGGAGATGAAAAAGAAATGGAACACAAATCCCTGTTCAAGACCTTCATTAAGGAAGGCGCTGAGGGTCTCCGCACCAAGGGCACTGATCTCCAGATCAGCACCGACGCCCAGGGTGGGTATGCTCTCCCCGAGGAGCTCCGTCAGGAGATCATTCGCATCGAGCACGAAATCAGCCCGCTGCGTCAGGTCTGCTCCGTGGCTTCTGCCGCTACCACCGACGTTAAGCAGCTGGTGTCCATCGGTGACGCAGCTTCTGGTTGGGTGGGTGAGACGGACGCTCGTTCGCAAACCAACAGCCCTGAGCTCGCTCAGCGCACGGCTACCTTTGGTGAAGTGTATGCACGTCCCCGCGTGTACCAGCACCTGATCGAAGATGGCTTCTTCAATGTCGAGGACTGGCTCCTGGGCGAAGTGGCTCGTCAGTTTGCTGAAGCAGAAGGCGTGGCCTTCCTGTCTGGCAACGGCACCAACAAGCCTGTGGGTATCCTCAACGGCCTCACGCTGACCGCTGATGGTGCTGCGTCTGACGCCAACGGTACCTTCCAGGTGCTTAACACTGGCGTGAACAACGCTCTCGGTTCCACCGATGCAGGGATCATCGAGTTCCTTCGCACCGTTGTGAAGTCTGTGCGTACCGGCTACCTGCCTGGTGCTGTGTGGATGATGAACCGTGCTACGCACCACGCGCTGGTCAACCTGACCGACGGCAATGGCGAGTACTTCCTGCAGCGTGACCTCACGTCTGCAATGGCAGACCGTCTGTTCGGCTACCGCATCGTGATCAACGAAGACATGGATGACATCGACGAGGCAGCAGCTTCTGCTCCGATCATGTTCGGTGACTTCAGCCGTGCCTTCCAGATCGTGGATCGGGTCGATGTGAGCATGCTCCGTGACCCCTACACCAACCCCGGGTCCGTGATGTTCTACACCCGGAAGCGTGTTGGCTCCATGGTCCTTGACGCGCAGGCCGTGAAGGTTGTGGGTGTGTCTCACGCCTAAGTAACTGACTGAAGGAGAACGCTATGGCAGACCCAGTGACACTTGCAGAAGCGCGGATTCACCTGCGTCTGCCTAGCACCATTGACAGCGATGAGCAGGCAGAGATCACGCGTATGATTTCTGTCGCTACGGAATACGCGGAGTCGTTCACCAATCGGTCCTGGACTACAGGATCGAAGACGGTTTACTTCGATGCGTTTCCCGCTGGAGCTGAGCGCAGCAAGCTTGGGCTCTACTTGCCGGGAGGCAACATCAGCAGCATCACCTCTGTCACCTATTACGATGGGGACTACTCACAGCAAACGCTGTCGGGTAGTGCCTACCGTTTAGTGGGTGCTTCAGATAGAGCCTACCTTTTCCCAGCAATGGGCCAGGTATGGCCGACCGATGTCGCTAACGAGCCCAAGCATATTGCTGTGACTTACGCTCTCGATGGTTCAGTAGATGTGCCTGCTTCTGTTAAGCAAGCCATCCTCCTGTTGGTCGGATCAGTCTATGAGTACCGTGAGGACGGGGTCATCGATAATGCTGGTTTGGCGCTTGTGAAAGCCCCTAAAGCTGCTGACGATCTGCTCACGCCCTACAAATTACGCGTAGCGTAAGGAGGGCTTATGCGAGCTGGATCGCTCAGACACACAGCAACAATTTACCAGCGTTCATCGACTCCCGATGCTTACGGGGCTCTCGATCACACCATGACTGCTGAGGCTGTTACCCACAAGTGCAGCATCAAACAACGCACCTTTCGGGAGCGTGCAGAAAATGGTCAGTTGATGAGCCGTATCGAGTTCGAGCTGCAGTTCCGCTACAGCGAAGACCTCGAGCTACTCAACCCAGGAGCCCAAATCGACGTGGCGGGTCGACGCCTAGAGGTTCTGTCGAGTGCAGACCCAACTGGAAAACGCACAGCCGTCGTTATATATGCGGAGGACGTGCGATGATCGACCAATCCCTCCGCTCTTTGATCCTGGCCGAAAGCTCGGTCACGTCTCTCATCGCTTCCAACGCGGTGTACCCTCAACGTCTTCCCCAGGAGGTAACGAAGCCAGCCATTGTCTATCGGGTGATGGATGGCATCGAGAGCCTTACTGCCGGGGGTGTTTCGGCTCTGAGACGCTACCAAGTCGACCTGACTGTGTTCGCTGAAAAGTACAGCGAGATGCGTGAGATCACTCAAGCACTCGTCGCGCTTTTCAATGGACTTACCGCTGAACAGAGTGGCGACCTTATTCAAGGCTGTCGCATCTACAACATCGTCAATGATTTTGAAGAAACCCTTCAGCTTTACTCATCAACCTTAGATTTAGTCTTACTCGTCAAGGAGAGCTAACAACATGGCAGCTATTTCGGCGCCCTTTACCGGGCAAGAAACGAAGCTGTACGCCAAGAGCAGCAGCCACACCCTGGCTACGCTTGCCGCTGGTGACCTCGTCGGTGAGGTTCAAAACGTAGGAGACATGGAGCTCTCTGCGAACATCATCGAGGTCAGCAAATACGGCTCGGCGTACAAAAGCAAACTAGTGGGTCAGAAAGACAGTGGGACGATTGATATCGCTCTCAACTGGGTTCCTGACTCTTCCACTCAAGCAACCCACGCACTGATGCAGTCGTCCTATTCGAGCGGCGCGAAGGTCTACTTTGTGATCGTTTGGACAGACGCCAGCGGCAATGTTGCAGCTTGCGAATTCGCAGGCTTCGTCCAGAGCTACAGCATTTCGCAGCCTCTGGAAGATGTTGTGACGGTTAACGTCAGCATCAACATTGACGGTGCAGTGACGTTTGATACCGACGGCACGCTCGGTAGCTAACGATAGCGAGGCATCCCTTCGGGGGTGTCTCGTTTTTTTTCGCCAGGAGGAGAAACCATGATTCTTAACCGTGACCAAATTCTAGGGGCCACCGACTTTAACTTTGTTGAGGTCGATGTTCCTGAGTGGGGTGGCTCAGTTCGTCTTCGAGGTCTGTCAGCTGCAGAGCGTGACGAGTTCGAGGCGTCCCTGGGTGTGACCCAAGACCTTACCAACATGCGAGCTCGACTCGTCGTCAACTGCCTGGTCGATGAGAACGGGGAACGTCTGTTCAAGTCGAGCGAAGCAAAGGAGCTCGGCAAGAAGAACGGCAACATCATCAACCGTCTCTTCGAAGAGGTCCGCAAGCTGTCGGGTATGACCGACAACGACCTAGGTATCGCTGAGGGAAACTGAAGTGCCCAGTCAGGCGCTTTAAGTTCCGCTTAGCGCTCGCACTGGGCATGACAGTCAGGCAGCTCGAGACGCAGATGCAGGCGTCCGAGCTCCAGGAGTGGATGGTCTTCTTTGGCCTCGAGCCCTGGGGTTCAGTTCGAGAAGACTACCGGGCTGGTGTGATCACGGCGACGCTAGTGAACGTCAACGGTGGGAAGAAAGGCGGAAAGCCTGCACAGGCCTCCGACTTCTTCCCGCTGTATAGCCGCCACAGCAACAGGAGGCAGTCTAACGAGCAGCAGATCAACATCTTCAAGCGAATCGCGGAGTTCCAAAATGGCAAATGATTTCAAGGTCGTTCATAGAAACGGCGGTATTTACAACGTCTTTGAAGTTGAAGGCTTAAAGGAAATCGAGAAGGAACTGCTTCGCATGGAGAAGGAAACGCGGACGCAGCAGGGCAAAGAAGCTATGGAATCCGCGATGAGGCCTGTCATGGTCAACGTGAAGAACAACATCAGACGTTGGGACATGGTCGACACCAGTTCGCTACTCAACTCAGTTCGCATCACGCATGGACACGTTAAGCCTCAAGACCTGGTCTGTGACGTTCGCGCAGGTACTGATAAGCGAGGCTCCTACAAACGTGGAGCTAACAAAGGTAATCGTAAGCCCGCCTACGCCCTGCAAAACGAGTTCGGGACCACAGACTCAGCCTTTGGCCCAACCCAAGAAAGGCCGTTTATGCGCCCAGCCTTCGACGGTGAGGAAATAATCCTCGCTGATCGGCTGCGCCGTGCGCTAAACAATCGAATCATCAGATGGAAGCTGCCGTGAGGTAATCATTATGGCTACTGCTGTTTTAAGAACGCTAGCCGTTCGACTCAGAATGAACTCGGCGGCTTTTCGTAAGGACATTGATCAGGTTGACCGCCGTTTCAAAAAAATGGCTAACAACATGCGTCGCGCATCGATGCAGTTCCAGAACCAACTGGGACAGCTCGGTGTAACCATCGCCAGCGGTTTTGGAGTCGCTGCCCTGACGGAAGCAGCGGATGAGATGGTCAACCTCCGCAACAAAATGAACGCTACCTTCGATGCTTCTGAGGATGTTGCTCGAGGTATGCTCGACATCAAGCGAATAGCTCGAGAGTCGCGTGCTGATATTTCGGCTGTGGGTACGCTCTACCAACGTATCGCCGTGAGCACAGAGCATCTGGGCACCAGCCAGGAGGACGTGGCGGCTGTGACCCAGGTGGTCACCAACTCGTTCCTCATGTCAGGAACAACAGCATCAGAAGCAGCAAACTCGGCGCGTCAGTTCGCGCAGGGCTTGGCTTCCGGGACGCTCCGTGGGGATGAATTCCGCTCGGTGTCCGAGAACAACGTAGTGCTCACCAACATGCTGGCGGAAGGCCTGAACATGACGGTCGGTGAGCTCAGGCTCTTCTCCCAGGAAGGTGGCCTAACGGCAGAGCGGATCATGCCTCTGCTGATTGACCGCCTCGAGGAGACGAACGCCGCCGTAGGCAAGATGGATGTGACGCTCGGCCAGGCGCGAGTACTGTTCAGCAACGCATTCACCGAAATGGTCGACCGGGTCAACCAGACCTATGGCGTTACCAACAAGCTTGCAGGTGTAATGGCAGTACTGGCTGAGAACGTACACCTAGTTGTTCTAGCTGCGGGCTCTCTCGCTACGATACTACTCACCCAGGTAGTCCGGGGGTTCTTGAGCTGGATTGCTGTCTCCATAGCAGCAACAGTCTCCACTACCTATGGGTTCTTTAAAGCAGTCTGGGGCTTGGCCTCGTTCCTTGTCAGAGGCTTTGTCGCCTCTATGGTTGTAGCAACAAAAGCAATAATTCGGTTTGGCGTTGCGATGCTAGCCAACCCAATTGGCGCAATCATCGCTGCCGTATTCGCGTTCGGCGCTGCGTTGCTTTACCTACAGGAGAAGTTCAAGGTCATCGAAAACGGCATGAAGATTTGGGGCCACTTTAAAGAGGTCGCTGTCGCCGCCTTCGATACCCTAAAGGCCAAGTTCGAAGAGATCATTGTAAAGAGTAAGTTGTTCTTTGCTCGAATTCGTACCGACGTTGCTGACACGCTGCGCTCCCTGGGCGCTAATAGCCTGGCTGATGCTCTGATGCCCTCTGAGGGCGTAACAACGCTCGAGGGTCGTCTGTCGACTGCTGAGGCTCTTGTAAAGAGCGCAACTGACCGGATGAATGCGGCGTCCATGAATGCGCTCCGTTTCACCTGGGACAGCGAGCAGGATGGCGCAAACCCGATAACGGCTATTAAAGCGAAAGTTGCGGAGATGATGTCGTCCTTGGGTATTGATCCCGAGGGCAGCATGAGTGGGCAGCTCTTCGAGGGCTTGAGTGCGGGCTTTACCAGCGCGGTTGACGGGATCATCACCAAGATGGCGGAGACCTTCCCGCAAATCGCTCAGTTCTGGAAAGTTGTCAAAGGTGAGATCGACCCTGACGCTGCTGCTGCTGGCGCTGGGTCTCCTGACGAAGGCTCGAGTGATCCTTTGACCTGGGCTGAGCGCTGGAAGCTAGCTCTCGAGAAGTTCGGAGAGGCTTGGCAAAGCCTGAAGACGGGAGCAGGCGCCACCATTGATACGCTGAAGGAGAAGTATAAGACCCTCGACGATGTTCTGGCTGCTGGGGCTGAGAAGTCCAAAAAGCTGGCTGCACTCCGTCGAGCTCTGCTTCTCAAAGAAGCCATCATGAACGGTAAGGCTGCCATCCTGAAGGCGTGGAACTCAGCTCCATTCCCGGCAAACCTTCCCGGTGTTCTGCTTACGACTGCTCAGACTGGTCTGATCATTCGGGACATCATGAAGGGCCAGGCACACGATGGCATGGACAGCCTACCCAGCACGGGTACCTACATGCTCGAGAAAGGCGAGCGGGTTCTAAGCACTCGAGCTAACCGCGACCTGACTCAATTCCTAGCTGACCGCAACAACGCCGGTAAAATGGAAGGACCGCAAAACGTCACGCTCCAGGTCAATGGGGTGTCGGACCCTGATCTAGTCGTCAACGCTTTGGCTTCTCGCCGGGGTGAACTTGAGGCCATGATTAGGTCTATCAGTGCAGAGAACGTGCGTCTGGCACCGTTCTAGGAGGTTTAAATGATCACGATCCCGAGTAGCGTCAGTACGGCGCTTGCGTCTTCCAGCTACAGGACTGCACTGCTGGTGCATCTTCCTGGAACTGGCTTCAAGGTGACGGACAATCACAAGCCCATCACCTACAACAGCACCACCTACGCTACGTCGGGCGAGATCATTCTCAAGACCAGCAACATCAACCGCACAACTGAGATTGCAGCCAACAGCTACACGCTCACGTTTGCGGGAGCTGATCGCTCGGCCTACCAGGAGTACACCAATTCAGGAGCTGACTATGCCAGGTACGTCGGCCAGACCGGCACGCTTTACCTGGCGTTCCTGGATGACAACTACGAGCTCCTGGACTCGGGAAGCGTCCTCGAGCTCTACACCGGGGTCATCGACACCTGGGACTTAACAGAAACAAAGACGACTAGTGAGTTCAGCGTGAAGCTCACCAGCCACTGGGCCTCCTTCGAGGTCACCAATGGCCGCTTCACCAACTCTGCTAGTCAGCAGGAATATTACCCTGGGGACGACTTCTTCAAGTACAGCCACCAGGAAGACATACCGCTCAAGTGGGGTAGCTAAATATGTGGGCTCTTATCGCAGCAGTCATCGCCGTCGCCGCATCTGCCGGCGTCTACTACCAACAACGCAAGATGGAAGCGCAGGCTAAGAAGCAAGCGCAAGAAGCGAAGGCAGTACAGATAAGCGGCCATGACAGCAACCGTGGCCTTTACACGGTCTACGGTAAGGCCCTCATTGGCTCCACCACGGTCTGGAAGAAGGTCTCCGACAAGCAGACCCGGATGACCCAGACGGGCTTTACGACGTTCTCTAGGGGCACTGGTGACCTCATCAATGGCACCCGTGACCTCAAGTCGAATCGCTTCCTGTACCGTGCTGTGTCGCTCTGTGCGGGCCCCATCCAGTCGGTCGAGAACATCCTGATCGACGACGAGGGCTACCAGAGCTCGCGCTTTGGGCAGGGCGACGACCGGCACTTCGCTGCTTCTGTTTCTCTAGGCCCAACGGCTGGGCAGAACTTCAGCGCGATGCGTACGTCGTTCAGCAGTGACTTCGGCGCCTGGGGCTCTACCTTCACGGGTAAGGGTGTGGCCTATGCCATTGAGCGGCTCTACCTCGACAACGACAAGCCTGCTTACCAGGGCGAGCCTAGTACCAAGTACCTGGTCAAGGGCCGTAAGCTCTATGACCCCCGGAAGGACTCGACCTCGAGCGTGTACGACGCAACGCTGGGCACCTCGAGCCACCGCTTCGACACCCCCAGCACCTGGGAGTGGTCGGACAACCCGGTGCTCGCGCTCCTGGACTACATGACCAACTCAGAGTACGGACGCGGCCTGGCCCTCAGTGTCATTGATCTACCGAGCATCGCTGATTCGGCTGATAAGTGTGATGTGTTGGTTGATATACCCGGACGACTGACCAACGATACCGGCAGCAGCTATCAGTTCTACGATGCTGAATCGGGCGAGGTGATCACAGTCCAAGTAGATGACGACCTGCCGAATCACCGACGAGAGCAAGGCTCTACAGCCCAGCAGAAACGCTTCCGCCTTAACATTGCTATTGATCCTTCGAAGGAGCTCCTGGACAACATCCAAGAAATCCTTAACGTCTTCCGAGGCAACCTGAGCTACGCCAACGGCAAGTACCGCGTCCATATGGCTGATGTTGCTAGCCCGGTACTCACCATTGGCGATGACGACATAATCACCGGCCTGAAGATCAGCAACGGCGACCGCGCTCAGCGGATGAACCGTGCAACGATTAAATTCATCAATGCCAACAAACAACACAAAACAGACCAGGTATCTTGGCCTAGCCTCGATAGCAATGAGGACGACGGGCTCTACGACACCTATCTCACTGAGGACCAGGGCGAGAAGCTACACAAGACCTTCACTATCAAGGGCTGCACGGACTACTACCAGGCTCAGGACACGGCAGAGTTCCTAGTCCGCGATAGCCGCTCGAACCTCACGGTGGCCGGTACCTTTGGTAGCCGGTGCTTTGGTCTAGTGCCTGGCGATGTGGTCTCGCTGACCTATGACAGCGCCGGGTACAGCGGGAAGTACTTTCGGGTCATGCAGGTCGCTATCGACCTGAACTCGATGAACGTGAACCTACAGCTGAAGGAATACGACAGCTCGGTCTACACCTGGAACGATGCTCGAGGTACTGAGCCAGAGGGTCTCAGCTGGCAAGAGGAAGTGGTCAACGCTGCCCCGATCACGCCAGTCATTGGCACGCTGAGCTCCACCACGCGTACTCGAGCAGACGGCTCTACCGCGCTCACGCTTACCGTTCCCTTCAGCAACATTCCAGAGCAAGCCCAGTACGTCGATGTTGAGTGGGGCATCAACGGTACCGACCAGTACAACAGCCAGGTGGTCTTCGATACGGAGAACATTAACCAGGTCGAAGTCCCCATTGAACGGGACAACGTGACCTACGCCGTTCGAGTTCGTTATTTCATTACGGACTCTGCGGGCACGCTGATGTCCTCCAACTTCGCAACAGACACTATTACGGTCGGCACCCTTACGGGCACCAAGCTAGGGGGGATTGAGGAAGGCGCCACCGCCAACAATATCTATCAGCAAGCAGATGAGCCTACCGGCGGAACCTACAACGACGGTGATATCTGGATCGATACTGACGATGGCTACCGCATGTACCTCCGTAGTGGAGGCGCCTGGGTCGACCGTGCTGATACCCGGATTGCGACCGCTATCACCGACGCTGCGGGAGCTCAGGCTACTGCTGACGGAAAGGTAGTCACGTTCTTCCAGGACGCTGAGCCAGCAGATGCCTCCTCATCGACTGGCGATCTTTGGATAGACACTAACGACAGCAACAAGCTTTACCGCTACAACGGCACGTCCTGGGACTCTGTACGAGACTCTGGAATTGCCTCGGCAATCAGTGCTGCGTCTACCGCGCAGTCTACGGCTGACGGCAAGATCGTGACCTTCTACCAGGACGATGAGCCAGCTGATGCGTCGTCTTCGACTGGTGACTTGTGGTTCGATACGAACGACAACAACAAACTGTATCGCTACAACGGCACAGATTGGGTTTCTGCGCGCGACAGCGGCATTGCAGCTGCTATTAGCGCAGCAGCTGGAGCTCAATCTACTGCTGACGGAAAGGTAGTCACTTTTTACCAGGACGACGAGCCAGCAGCGGCGTCTTCCTCAACTGGTGATCTTTGGATCGATACGAACGACAACAACAAACTCTACCGCTTCAACGGTACCAGCTGGGACTCAGTACGAGACGCAGGAATCGCGTCGGCTATCTCCAGCGCAGCTACGGCTCAATCGACTGCAGACGGCAAGATTGTCACGTTCTATCAGGACGATGAGCCAGCTGATGCGTCATCTTCTACTGGCGATCTATGGTTCGACACAAACGACGACAACAAGCTCTATCGCTACAACGGCACGGATTGGGTCTCAGCTCGAGACGCCGGTATCGCCGACGCGCTAGCAAACGCTGCGACGGCGCAATCTACCGCTGACGGTAAGATCGTCACTTTCTATCAGGACGGTGAGCCCGCAGCAGCTTCCTCTTCGGAAGGCGACCTCTGGATCGACACCAACGACAGTAACAAGCTTTATCGCTTCAATGGGACTGACTGGGTTGCTGCTCGAGACTCGGGCATTGCCTCTGCTATCAGCGATGCTGCTACGGCACAGGCGACTGCTGACGGTAAGGTCACCACCTTCTACGCCGCGAGCTCCGCTACGCCTACGCCTGAAGGCACCGGCGACCTGTGGTACCAGACCGACACCCAGCTGTTCTTCCGGTACAACGGCTCTGCCTGGCAGGAGGTCGCTAGCTATAACACCGGAGCTTTGGCGGACCTAGATACTGTAGATACGCCACAGATCGAGGACAACGCGGTCGACATAGCGAAGATTGCGGACACCCTACAGTCGACCAACTACAGCGCAGGAAGCGCTGGCTGGAAGCTCACCACGGACGGCACGTTTGAGGCGGGGAACGGCACATTCCGGGGGGCAGTAACGGCGACCTCTGGAGAAATCGGCGGCCTGACCATCGGCAGTGACAAGATTTACCTGGGTACCGGCACGTTTAACAATACGAATACTGGCTTCTACTTAGACGACAGCGCTCAGTTCTCTCTGAAGGACAAGCTATCTTTCGACGGCACGGACCTAACCGTTTCAGGTGACATTACCGCAGCGAGTTTCACGCTAAGCAGCGGCGCAACTCTTACCGATTCGGACGGCCAGATCGCAAACGTAGCGATCAATCTCGCCTTCCCGGTAGACGGCTTGACTTATTATTGGCCCTGCAACTCCATAGCAGATACCGATGGCGACGGAGACGAAGAGCTTCAAGAGATGGTGTCCGGGAAGACGGGCATTCATTCCGGGTCTGCGCCGACCCTTAGCACTGACAGCCCGTCAGGGAACGCCGTGGTCAATGCGTCAGGAAGTGGGTGGACCCTTCTCAATGACACAGACGCGGACGCCTTAGAGGGAGCTAATGGGTTTGCGTGGTCTATCTGGTTCAAATCAGAGACCACGACGGGCGAAAGTCAAGCCAGAATCATAGGGCGGGACGCCTCTGATGGATGGGCGCTGATTATTGATCAGTCCGGTACTTCACAGACCCTGACTCTCTACGGTGAGCCTGGAACGGAGTCAATGGGCACCGTTACCACCAATGAGTGGCACCATTTCTGTCTAAGCGAGGACGGGAACGGAACCATCTCCGGGTATCTAGACGGGGAGCTTATCGGCACGGAGTCTTATACCCCCGTCGATTCTTCGCGACCCGTGGTTATCGGCTGCAACACTGAAGCCAGCATCAACACCGCCGCCTCAGTATTTATAGGGAAGCTCACGGAAGTCCGCGCTTACAACCGCGCCCTAACGGCGATTGAGGTCCGCGCCCTTTATAAAGTCCCTGCTGGCGGTCTGCCGCAGAAGATTGACGGCGACCTGATCGTGGACGGCACGATCACCGCAAGCCAGATCGCAGCTAATGCAGTCACGGCTGGAAAGATCAACGTCTCTAGTCTAGCGGACATTAACGCCGACGCTGGAACGATCAGTGGGGGTTCAGTAGGTGGAACCATCATTACGTCTAGCAAGCTCTATCAAGGCACTGGCACCCACAACAACACCAACACCGGCTTCTATCTCGACAGCAGTGGCAACTTCAGCCTAAAAGATAAGCTCTCTTTTGATGGCACTACGTTATCGGTCGACGGTAACGTGACCGTTGATGAGTTTGTTAAAGCAGGCTCTGGCTCAACTGCTGCTGTTATGAGTGGCCGTGCTGCCGACAACTTTGCCTTCTGGGCAGGCGCTGACTTCGACGCTAACGGTGGGGCAAGCGGCGCGAACGCTCCCTTCCGGGTGACTCGGGCCGGTAAGGTCATCATGACCAACTTCGCCCTCTACAGTACGACTGGGCAGAAGCTCTTCGACAGCACGGATGGTCTTCTTGGGCTTCCTTCGACTCAGGTCGCTGCTTCTACGGGCTCTCTAGTCTCTTCTGTGTCCGACGAGCTCACGGGCGCTACTGACTACGCGACCATCCAGCTGAGCTCCACGCAGACGATCACGGTCGACTTCGACTACCCGCTAAACTATCTGTTCGCAAGCGGCTCTTCGGAAGCCAACGCGTACGGGCAGGTCGCAACCAGCATTACGGTCACGATCCAAAAGAGCACGGACGCTTCGACCTGGAGCACCTTCGGTGCTGTCACGTTTAATAAGACGGACAGCAGCTCGGCTTCCACCTCTCAGTACTATGTGCAGAAGCAAACCGTATACCTAGGCTCTGAGTTTGGTGGCGGCACCCTGTACTTCGCTTCTCTGCAGCCTGGCGGTGCAGTCGATGACGGTAACGTCCTAAACGGTAACGTGTCAGCGTCTCTAGCGACCGGCACGCACTACCTCCGCATGCAGGTCTCCTACGGCGGGTCGGGCTTAGCGGCTAGCGGTATCCCCTCGACCACTGAAGCACGTTCGATCAACCTCACCACTTCAGGGGCAGGCTTCACGGTCGACTCAAACGGCAACGTCTCGGACGGCGTATCAACCTCAGCAACAACTGGGTGGGTAACTAGCAACTTCCAGGGGAAAGACTCTAGCGGTAACGTCGTCATCGCTGGAAACCTTACGGTCAACGGGACGACCACCACGCTCAACACTGCCACGTTGGACGTTGAGGACAAGAACATCACCCTAAATTACGGGGCTGGGGATACGTCTGCCTCTGCGAACGGGGCAGGCATCACGATTCAGGATGCAGTCAACGCATCGACGGACGCTTCCATCCTATGGGATGGAACGAGTGACGAGTTTGACTTTAGCCATCCGGTACAAATAAATCGGACTACTGCTGGGGGCGAGCTTCTCCACTTACGGAATTCCTATGACGGCGGATACCGTCATGACCTTCTGATTGAAAACACCAACGACCGCGACGCTGGGATAACGATCAAGACTACCGGCGGCCAGTATGAAATGTGGCTGGACTCAAATGGTGATGACAGCCTGATCTTCTCGCCGGGAGATAATAGTTCCGATATTGCGTTGGAGCTGTATCAGAACAAAGACGTAGATATAGGCGGCAACTTAGACGTTAAGCAGGGGATAAAGTTTGAACCAAACGGATACGACATCAGTGCTGACACTGACGGCAACCGCACCCTGTTTACGTTTACTAGAAGCGGCTCGGCAAGCTGGCAGATATGGCATGACGCTAGCCAGCATTTAAATTTCATCCCAAATAATACGTCCTACAAGCTACAGTGGAACGGAGAACGGATTCTTACCACAGCGGACCTGTCCTCTATTGATCGAACGATCTTAGATAGCACCGACGACATTGCGTCGGGAACAGCGAACAGTCCCGGCAATGGCTTCTACGCGTGGGGTAGCTCTGCGCCTACCAACGCGCCTGATGACTATGCGTGGATGCTTGACATCAACGACGGAAGCCAGCCTCAACAGTGGGTCGGAGCCTACGGGGGCGCTGCGAACCGCGTTGACCTTTACGCACGACGCAGGACCGGGGGAACGTGGGACACGACGTGGACTAAGTTCTGGAATAGCGCTGATTTCTCAAGCACGGACGTAAGTAATTGGGGCACGGCTTATGGCTGGGGCAATCATGCGTCGGCGGGCTATCTCACGAGTCTTTCTTTTGACGGCTTGACCAGTAAGACCGGCGGCACCGGGGACTACAAAACCACCGGCAAGTTCCGCAGCTCGGACAATATCGTGTCAGGGGAAGGCTCTGGCGGCGTAGCCCTTACCGTCAATGACAGCAAAGGTAACGCCAACGTCACCTTTAACCATGCCGACGGCATCCCTGAGCAGAACGGCAACGCCGCACGGATCGAGGTCAACACCGATTCCTCTACCGGCGCGACCATGTACTTTGAGCTTAAGTCCGGCGTGACCGACGGTGTAAGCGTTGATCTGACTAACATTTTCCATATCGACGAGAACGGTCTTGATATGGATTCGGGCAAGGGCATCAAGATCAACGGGACGGAGGTGATCTCCAGCTCCCGTGACCTTACCCCGGCGAACATCACTGCTACCGGCTCTATCTCTGGTGGCGGAAAAATTAAGACCCAGCACGATAGGTCTGACTCATATTCAGATACGCCAAGCTGGACTGAGCAGGACTGGGATACGCTGGTGCTGTATAACGGCAACAGCACCACAAGTGCGGACCAAATGTCGTCCATATTTATGCGAGCAGACGGGGGCGGCTCCGCAAGCTCTAGGATCGTTCTTAGAAACGACAACTCTGGTAATGGTCGGCTTTACTTCATGATGCGAAGCGGAGCACACACCGACGTCCAGCAGCCGAAAATGCTGATAACGGATGATGGGTATGTAACGATCTCGGATAACGCGACTACCTATAACGAAAGGCTCTTTGTTGATGGCACCCTGCGCGCTGAAGACGGAATAAAGATTGGCGCGACTCAGATCATCGACTCCAGCCGCAACCTGACGAGCATCGGCACCATCTCCTCTGGGGCTATCACTAGCTCTGGGAGAGTTTATGGAACCGAATTTGATCTGCCTTCGGGCGGGATGTTGGATTGGGCAAACGGCGACGCTCGTATCGTTGAGGGGCTAGTCAACAACTATTCTCTGTCATTCCAAACTTATGATGGATCGAACGTAACGACAGCGTTAAGGCTGGACGGCGATAATACCGCAACCTTCGCAGGTGCTATTACTAGCACTGCTGGAACCGCAGATTCTTCTCCAAATATTCTTAGAATTTTAAGCGCAACAGAATCCAACACAGGCCAAGGAGATGTCTACTCTGGAATAGAATTCGGAGTGGTAGGCGCTGAAAACAGTTCAGGAGCCTTAACAAACGGTGTAAATGCCGCAATTAAATCCATTGACACTCGCTCTGGTGAAACCTCTTTTGAAGACGCTGGATTAGGCTTCTATACTACTGACAGCGAGGGCGGCCCAACTCTACGAATGATCATCACTGATGACGGCGGTGTTCACGTTAGCAATGATGGCAATATTGATTCTGTAGCGGCGGGAAATCTAAATGTTGATGGAAATGTTTATGGCAACCAGCTATATGCTGGTGGTTCGCGAATAGCCAACTCATCTGGATATCTAACCGCAACAGTTGTTGTGGCTGATGATGTCGACTTTGTGGTTTCTGACAGTACTGATGCAATAACAAATATTATCTGGCGCGATCATAGCGCACAGAAACTTTATCTTGGAACGCCTTATGCGGAGGTTGAATTACGGTCGGACCTCAATCTCCAGAGCGGCCTTGGTATTAAGATCAACGGCACAGAGGTGATCTCTAGCGCCCGTGACCTGACCCCCGCAAACATTACGACTACCGGAGACATAACGCTTGGTTCTGGTGCGACGCTCATAAGAAGTACGCATCAAAGCGGACATCTTGAAGGTGGTTACAACAACATCGGCAACAACAAAGCCAAATCCAATCCAATCTACACAATCGGAAGCAGCTACAACCCTGCCGAAGACACGCTGAGCAGCATGTACGGCATTGGGTATGCGAAGCAGGGGGATGCGACCTACCTAAGCTCAGTAGGTTCTGCTGGCTGGGGTATGTACGTCGCCGCAAACGGTAGCGCTACCGTCTTTCTGAATGGGGACACCGGGCAGGTTGCAAGCACCGGAGGCTACGTTGTCGGAACGACCACAGTCATCGACGCCAGCCGCAACCTCAGCGCCATTGGTACGATCACTGCGAGCGGACTAATTACGACATCAAATAGTTTGCATGTAGGCAGTGGCTACAATTTGAGTTGGGGGGGTGCCTACACCGACGGTAAGCCAACCATTGCGGCTAACTCAAATACAATTTATTTCTATCCGACAGGTAATGTTTCTGGTCAGCGCCTTTACCTCACTGCGGCTGGATTAATAAACGCAGGCACATTTACATCGGGCGCTATTACTACCAGTGGAAACCTAACCGCAACCGGAGCAACGATAGGCGGCAATCAGACCGGGACCACTCTAACGATTGAAGCAAGTGATACAGCAGGAGCGCCCGCGACTACCACTCAAATACAAATGATCGGCTATGAGGGCCGAGGGATAGGCACCTTCTACGAAGACGTGAGCTACTCTGGCAAGGAGTGGTTTGCGGGTATGCAGTACAACGGTGGTTTTGATGCTTTTGTAATTGGCTATTCTGCATCGGGCGGCCAAGCAGAATACGGATCAAACGCGATTGCACGGTTTAGGGGTGACGGTTCCTTTGAGATAGGAACGACTAAGATCATTGACGCTAGCCGCAACCTGACCAATATCGGCACCATATCCTCTGGGGCAATTACTAGCGCAACGACTAACGATGACGCAGCGTTTTTTACGTCAAGTCACGCGACTACGACAAACTTCTACATTCGCAACTCTAATGCCACAACCGGCAACACCGCGAACCTTTACTTCGCCCCGGCTAACAACGTTGCTGGCTCTTATATTAGGACGCAAGCAACAGAGGACTTCTCAGTATCAGCTAACCGCTCAGCAAAGATGGTCCTCGCGGTACGAGAGAACGGCACTTGGCGCGAGCCGATCACGATAAACCCTGACGAGTCGGTGCAGTTCACCGGCACCATCTCCTCTGGCGTCATATCTGTTGAGGGGGCTAGCGGCGGCCAGAACCTAAGCTACGCATCAAACTTCGCGGCAGCAAGCGCAAGTATCCAGCTAACCCTTGAGCGTACTACTGACTCCGTCGGATGGGGCGCCATAGGTGCGGATTCAACCTACTGTTTTGCGGCCTGGACTAGCACACCAGCACGCCGATTTAGTGTTACCCATGGTGGTGTTGCTAATGCCACTGCTGGCTATCAGGTAAATGGTACCGACGTTATCAATTCAGCAAGAACGCTGACGGTAAATGGCGGGAACCATAATATATCAGGCGGCACTACGACCTTTAACGTTGGCCGGGGCGACGTCCTCTTTGAGAACAACTCCAACTCAAACGCCTCTGGAGCGGGGATCACCCTACGGACTGCCTTAAACCCAAGCGGAGACGGGTCCATCTTTGACGTTCGCTCGTCTGGGCAAGCTATCCGTTTGTTCGTGGGACAAGACCTAACTAGCTCAGGATACAACCCGTTCTATGTGGGTCTAAACTCCAGTACGTCAGGGCAAGGTACGGCGAGCAACTACGCCATTGAGTTAGCCACAAACGGCAACATCATCGCGGAAGGGAATGTCACGGCTTACGGGTCTGCTTCTGATATTCGCCTGAAGGAGAACATCGAGCCGATCACTGATGCCCTGGGTAAGGTTAAGCGCCTGGACGGGGTGACGTTCAACTACAAGAAGGACGGCTCACGTTCTACTGGTGTTATCGCGCAGCAAGTGCAAGAAGTCCTGCCCGAGGTCATCTATGAATCAGCAGAGGTAGGCAAGAGCGAGAACGGCGAGAAGTTCCTGGCCGTTCGCTATGGGCAAATGATGGGCCTCGCTATCGAGGCGATTAAGGAGCTGTCTGCTGAGGTGGATAGTTTGAAAGTAAAGCTAAAGGAGCTTGAAGATGGCAATCACTAAGACGACGACTGTTCAGCGTGTGGAAGTGTACGAGGACACCCGCCTCATGGTGGTCTACACCGACGTGTTCGATGACCCGGACGACGATCAGCTGCCCCACACCTCCCAGCGTGTGGTTCACCTGAACAGGATGACCAGCACCACGGACGAGGAAGGCAACGTGACGGAAACGCCCACGGACGTATCCGGTCACGACCCCCTGGTCCAGACTATCGCAGCTGCTGTCTGGGCTGACTAAGCAGGAGGTAGGTTATGGCTAATCGCTCGGTTACCGTATTCGCTGACGCAGAGCTCAGTACGATCTTTGTGCTCGGAGGCGGCTCTTCGAACAACAGGCTCGATATGGGGCCGGGCGATGTCCTAACCGTCACGCACTCAAGCGCTAGCCCGCCTTCCACAGGAAACGCTAGCGTTTACGCGTTTAGCTCGAGCTTCTGGACCTCAACCTCATCAATGTCGGTTGCTCGAGGTTCAAGCCAAACGCGGACTATCAAATCCGGCGCTGCCAACGGAACGCCCAACCTGACGGTGTCGATCTCTGGCTATGGCACTGCCACGATCTACCTCAACATCGTCAGTAGCACCGACTCGACCCCTGACGCCTTTTCCTTTAGCAACATCAGCAGCGCTATACCAGGCACTGAGTATGCTCTCGGTCAATTCAGGGTCACTGGGATCAACGTCGCGGTCACTGCGTCCGCGTCAGGAACAGCAAGCACCAGGTTTCGAGTCAACAACGGAACGCTGAGCTCCGCTGCAAAGACGGTGACCAACAACGACTACATCTACGTCTACGGTACCTCGAGCTCGAGCTACAACACATCGACAAGCGCCACGATCTCAATTGGCGGGGTGAGTCACACGGCCACGATAAGCACCCCAACAAGCCCACCTGAAGGCACCAGGATACCGATTGGGGTATCTAGCGGCGCTATATCCATGGACAACGTGAGGCGCCTTTTTGGGCCCTCTGGTGGATCGCCTGGTACTTATGGCACAGCTGCGATGTCGAACTATTATCGCGGCGGCACATATGTTCCCAACATAACAACGGGAACCCCCAACAACGCCAACATCCCAACCTCTGGAACGATATCGCTGTCGAACTTCTACGATAGCTTCACGTCGATATTCTTCCAGAGCGGACCAGGTAATAAGTACACCACCATCAACACTACCGGCCAGGCGGGGAGCGCAACTGTCTCCTGGTATCCAGGCACGGATTGGACCATGGGCTACGCGCCCGAAATGGAAGACCTATGCGAATATCAATTCGTACATGAGGTTGATGTTCTCTCTGAAAACATAGGTTCACTTAACTCCGTCACACTGGTCATGAATGGCACCAGCTATGACTTACTAGCTAGCCAGGCTGACCGAACCTCGAGCTATGGGTCGGGAAGTATTTATATAACCGTCTCAGCCCCCCAGAACAGTGAGGCATTCGTTGTAGGCACCATCACCATCACAGCCCGTCATCGGGTCTATACGTCCTACACCATAAGCCGCACGTTCCAGTACAACTTCGCGGTCTACGGACCCTAAAAACAGCAGCAGGAGGAGACCCCGACACTAGGAGGTCTCATGATCGAAATTGGAGTAGCGTTGAGCGCCGCAACGCAAGCCTACGGCGCAGTTAAGAAAATGATCGCAGCGGGGAAAGACCTCGAGGACACAGTCGGACAGCTGTCTCAATGGTTCGGGGCCTACAGCGACATCAATGAAGCGGAACACCAGGCTAAGAACCCTGGGCTTTTCGCCAAGATTGTTCACAGTAAGAGTGTCGAGGCCCAAAGTATCGAGATATTTGCTGCGCGCCAAAAGATGCGAAGTCAGGAGAAGGAGCTTCGCGAGATCGTGCTCTATGCGTTTGGCGCTGACGCCTGGAGAGAGATGATCCAGATTCGGAGGCAAGTAGCCAAGGAACGCCAGGACGCTATTCATAAGCAAACCAGGCGCCGCAAAGAGTTCCTGGATAACTGCCTAATTCTCGGAGCAATACTAGTCCTGGCCGTTCTTCTATACGGCATGGCCTACTTTGTTTTTCAGCTTCTCGCTGAAGTCAAATAGCGATACCATATATACGCAATTCCTATACACAGGAGGAGACATGCAAGAGCAACAACAAATGACTGCCGACCAGTTTGTTATTAACGAGACCCTAGAGAACTTGGGCCGCGCTAATGCAAACCAGGCAATCACAATCGCCAACCTACAGGCGCGTAATCGCCTCCTCGAGCAGCAGCTGCAACAGGCTATGCAGAAGGACGATAAGTTGCCGGGGGAAGAGCCCCTCGAGCCCGAGGGAACTGAGCACTAACAAGGGGCCCCGTTTGGGGCCTCTTACTTTTCAGGAGTTTTAAATGGCGACCTATACATTTCAGAACGGGGACGGACCCTATCAGCTGTTCCCGACTTCCATTGCGCCTGCTTCTTTTGAGATTCGACACGCCAGGACGACCCTGGTGTCTGACTCGAGAAGCCAGCGGCGCCAGAGCCGCTCGGTCGGCGGTGTCCGCATCGAGGCCACCTTTACCTTCCCGCCGCTACGCAAGAGCGAATACGCAGACTTCGCTGCCTTCTTTAGGCTGCTCGACGGTCGCCACACGATCTTTGCCATGCGGTGGCCTTTGCTTCGAGACGACACCAACTACTCGGACTCGAGCCTTTCGGTCGGCGAGTACTACAACCGCAACGACGCCACCAACAACAACCAGCTGATGCAATACCTAGGCCTGGACGGCTCAACGCCTGTCGTTGACCCCCCGGCTCGAGATACGGGCACGCTGAGCCTTAGCGCCTGGAGCAGCTATCTGCCCACGCTCAAGTGCAGCCTGAACACTGACGGCCCTGTCATTGAGTACGGGGACGATGGATTCATTCGATATAGCATGGACGTGATTGAACGATGGTAGACCCCGCAAAAAGCATAGCCGTTGAATGGCTGAAACGAGACGAGGGCTTACGGCTCTTTCCTTACCAATGCACCGCCGGAAAGGTCACTATCGGCTACGGTCGCAACCTCGAGGACAACGGCATCAGTGAGTTCGAAGCTGAGCAGATGCTGGTCTCTGACGTTCGAGTCGCGACGCAGGACGCTCGCAAGTTTGTTGGTGAGGATGTCTGGGCGGAGCTAGACGAGTGGCGCCAGGCTTGCCTCATCAACATGGCCTTTAACCTGGGCCTACCAACTCTCAAGAAGTTCGAGAAGTTCCGCCAGGCTCTCGAGGATAAGGACTGGGAGCAGGCTTCTGTGGAGATGCTCGACAGCCGCTGGGCTGACCAGGTCGGAGCTCGAGCAACCCGTCTCGCAAAAGTGATAGCGGAAGGTCGACTATAGGAAAACCCTATAGTAGCATTGAGGTGATCACTGCAGGAGGAGACTGACATGATCACACTCGAAGACTATGCGCGGATGCTCCAGAGCCACGATTGGTTCTACGAAATGAGCGACGACCACTCTGTATGGAAGCGCGGCTTAGACCAGCGCGGTGAAATCAACATGGCTAAGCGGCAGCTTATCGAGGCTGGTTTCGAAGCGGCTGAGAAAGCGTACTGGAAGGCGTACGCCCCCGAGTACTTCGGTGGTGACCCTAAAGGTGCATGAAGTGCCCATGAAGTTTGAGGAAGAACTACAGCACTACCTCGAGCGCGGGATGACTCTACAGCACCGTAGGCTGGAATGGATTCGCCGCTTGAAGAACGGCGAGCCTTACCAAAACCAACTGGAAGAGCGGGTCAAGTGGCGGCAGGAGGTGGTTGTGAGATCAGACTCTCATTTGATGCAGCCAGCCACCTGGGACTTTATGCCGGTCTATTTTTAGCGGAGAACTTTGATGCAGAACTTTGGTCCAATGAGCGGCACGTTGCTGCGAACAGCCCAGTATCAGGACGCCTGGATTAGTTACATGCCAGGCTACGGGGCGCACTCGTTCTCGATCACGATTGAAGTTGATGGTCGTCGAGTCGGGGACACTTTCCACATTGAGTCGGACAAAGACCTCAACACCGCACTCAACATCCTCCACAACAGAGCTTACTCATGACTGATGTTGACCAACTTAAGGAGCTCGAGGAGCTCGCAGGAGGGCCGCTCAAGTGTGCCCGGTTATTGGCTGTTGATTACACCGGCAGCTACGCGTCCTGGAAGGCAGGGCGTAAACCTATCCCACGCTACATCACTGCGTCGGTGAAGGCGCACACAGCGCTACTAAAGAAAGAACTCGTCCAGGAGTGTTAGGGGGCTACGGCCCCCTTTTTTATGGAGCGGGAAACCGGGTTCGAACCGGCGACCTGTACCTTGGCAAGGTACCGCTCTACCAACTGAGCTATTCCCGCGTAATAGGGACACACTGTAGTTACACAAATTCGGCCCCGCTTGTGTACACAGTGTGTACCGCACACAAACTCAAAATCTCTTCTCAGCAAGCCCCTACCTGCAAGGGTTTCAAGGCAACTTGTGTACCTGCTACCTTGGCAAGGTAGTGAGTACAACCGCGTCTATGCTGTAACGCTGTAGGTGACATCGAAGAAATTCCGCTTGTGTCCGTGTAGATACAACTCCGTTGTTGCGTGGTCAGTGTGAGCCATGATTTTGCTGATCATGTCTCCTGGAGCTCCGCCTTGCTCGAGCAGCGCTGCGCTCAGTGACCTGATCTCATGGAACGTCGGCTGACCAGGCTTCGGGTCCACAATTCGTACACATTCTGTGAACTGCTTAGAGATCATGTCAGGGGTCATTTGGCATGGGTGTTCCTTGCCGCTCCTGTTCGCCCCAAAGTGACTGAGCACGAATGGGCAGTCCCTGTTCATCATCGCCTGTCTTCGAGACTCCTTGAGCACCTCGAGAAGCTTAGGATGATCTGCCAGCAGCCACCGCAGCCTGGTGGCCTCTACCTCACCCCGAGACGCCACGCTCTTCGAGACGGTTACACACAGAGCTCCGTCCTGGATGTCGTCCCACTTAAGCGCCGCCAGGTCTCCCCGGCGAAGCGTAGTGATGAGAGATAGCCGACACGCCTGTGCCAGACCTTCATACCCACGTTCCTCAGCAACAGACATCACCTTCATCAACATAGGCATCGTCAATCGACGCCTCTGCTTGATCGGCAGAGCCTTCTTATCGAGCAGCGGTATCGGATTCGAAGGAAGAGCCAAGAGCTCTGACAGCATTGCCCACTTCACAAAACGATTGAGCTCAGGTCTGAGGTTGTCTTGCTGATGTCTGGTGAGGCTGTCCCAGTACTGAAGAAAGTGCGCCATGGTCACCCGAGCTGGGGACGCAATGGCCGCAATGTCTCGAGCAAAGGCTCGAAGGCAGTACTTCGAATTGGTCCACTTCTTCTTCGCCAGGAGCTCAGGAGAGCCTTCCTCGCGCCGATGGATGTGTCGGTTGACCAGATGTAGCCATGGACTCTCAGGCGCCTCTAGGGACGCGACAAGGGCTCTAGCAGCCTGGCAGGCCTGGTCATGGGTTTTGGCTTGGAGGGTTTTGAACTTGCCGTTCTCGAGCTTAACGCGCCAGTAGCCCTCGCGACCTCGAGGGTCGCTGTAAACCTTCATAGCTCTTTCTTAGCGTTCTTGCCATAGATCGCTTTGAAGTAGTCATCCGTTTCGTAGTGACGGACACACTCCTTAGCGAAAGCCTGGGTGTCTACGCCTAGCACCCTAGCCCAAAGTTCGGTGTCATCAGGTGGCACTCGAACCCTGCCATTCTCGATCTGGCTGATCATGGTGAAGTACTTTTGCCCCACCAGCTTTGCCATGTCATGTTGTGTAAGTTGAGCAGCCTCCCTAAGTGACTTCAAAGTTCTACCAAAGTCCACCCGCTTCCCTAGGTCGGCCCTTGTATTTTTAGGCCGTGTATTGTCTGACATTCAATCCCCGCATTGTCCTGTCTGTCTTTAGTAGATATCCCTATATGTAGAGATACTCTATAAGAGTTTACACAAACATGACATTTTGTACACATAACTGTTGCAAAAAATCAAAAAACCTAAAAAACCCTACAGATTTGGGTGTTTCATGACACCAGCGTAGACAGTTAGAGGGGCCCCTATGTGTCACATATGTGACACGTTAGGGCATGTCAATGTTGACACCCGTATCGCAAGAACCTATATAGGGACAGCCTATATATTAATTATTAAGCTGACATGCCGGGGGTGAGGATGGATCACATTGATTTTGAGCTGCTGGAGGTACTGTGGGAGCACCGTATGGTGACTGACGCACAAGCTCACTATCTCAACAGCATCAACAACAAACAACTGAATGAAACAAAACTAGGGGAGCAGCTGCTGCAGGAAATCGCTCCGACAGTCGAAGAGCATATCCAGGTCCGACAGCGTGAAGCACAGGACGCGGTGATTCACAATTCGACAGGTCGACGTAACCTTCCCTGGAAATATTTGATCGGGCTGGTCGAAAGCACGGAGCTCGCCTTCGCTGCTACGCAGAACCTGATGGCGACGCTGGCAACTAGTAAGCCACCGACTTATCAGCATGTCTGCCTCGAGCTCGGGGAGTGTCTGGTCCGGGAGGTACGCTTCCAGAGATGGCGCGACAACGACAAGGGCTACGCAAGCCACTTTCTTCGCCGCAACAGTCAGGCCCTTGCATCTAAAGCTCAGCATCTTCGATTCGCTCGCAAGCTGGAGAAAAAGATCGCTGAATACCTGGACGGCGATCAGTACGACCTTAGCAGAGACGCTCTCTTTGGTGTTGGTGCTGTTCTCCTAGACTGCGTACGTCGAGCTCAGCCCGACATGCTCACGCTGACGGCTACAGGCCCTCGAGGAAAGATCAGAGCCCAGACGGTCTACTACTCTGATGAGTTCCTGGCGGACGTGTCCCGCCTCCACGCCATAGCGTCCCTGGCACAGCCGGTGCGTCGCCCCATGCTGGTACCGCCCAAGCCATGGAAGCGTGACGAGGAAGGGAAGATCACCGGCGGCTACTACCTTATTAAGCAGAAGGTCTACCGCACCGACTGGCACCCTCACGGGTTCTGGCCGTCTCAGCGGGCCCTCGATGCTCTCAATTCGATACAAAAGACACCGTGGCGTATCAACCGCCAGGTCTATGAGTTCCTACTGCGGAACCCGTACGTCGGCCCACAGATGCCCATTCAGAAGCCCAAGAAGCTTCCACCGGAGCAGTGGGCAGCTTTGGGCGATGAAGATAAGCGTATCGTCCAGCAACAGTTTAACGACGACCTGGCGCAGTACGTCTCAACAACATCAAAAGCAATGACCTTCGAAAGGCAGCTGCTACAGAGCGAGATGTTGGTCGAGAAGAGCGCCTTTTGGCAGCCCCACAGCTTCGACTTCCGTGGGCGCCTCTACCCGGCAAACCAGATGCTCACCAGCCAGGGTGACCACGTCGCCAAGGCCCTGGTCGAGTTCTGTAACGGTAAGCCCGTCGGTGAACGCGGCCTTCGAGCTCTAAAGCTTCAGGCGGCAAACACCTTTGGCTTCGATAAGCTGGGCATCGAGCAGCGTATTGAGAAGATCGAAGCCATGGAGGAAGACCTTCGTCGCTTGGCGGTCGACGACAACTTCGCGTGCTCTCTGATCATGAAAGCGGATGAGCCCATGACCTTCTATGCAGCTGCGGTCGATCTAGTCGCAGCTCTCGACAACCCCAACCACATCAGCCACCTCCCTATAGCAGTGGACGGTACCTGCAATGGACTACAGATACTGTCGCTCTTGGGAAAAGATCGGGTCGGCGCGGAAAAAACAAACTGCACAGCCGAGTCGACCCGAAAAGACCTCTATCTAGAGGTAGGTGTGGCGGTGAGGAAGATCATCGAGAAAATCTTAACCCAGGGACATGGCCTGGAACTGTCAGTGGCCCAGAGCTGGTACGAGGTCATGCAAGACGACCGCTTAGCAAGAAAGGTGGTCAAGCGTGCTGTCATGACGACTGCTTACGGGGTTACACCGGAAGGAATTCGCGAGCAGCTGGTAAATGATCGCATGTGTGATCACCTTGTAATTCCACAAGAGCTCATGACTCTTCCAGTCATCCAGGCCAGGCACAAGCTAGCCAGCTATATGCGTGACTGGATCATCGAAGCTCGAGTGGAGGTTGTCAGCGAGGCAGTTCGCATCATGGACTACCTACGCGATTGCGCGAAGGTGCTGGCGGAGAATGGCTACCCTTTATCCTGGACGACGCCGGACGAGTGCAAGGTCACCCAGAAGTACGTCGTCCTTAAAGAGAAGCACGTCCGCACCTTCGACAACTGGATGCGCCGCTTACGCAAGCGCACCGATCAGCTGAGCCCCTCAAAGAACGCAGGGGCTGCAGCACCAAACGTAGTCCACAGTCTCGACGCCGCCATGTGCCGCATGGTCGCGCTCGAGCTCGTGGATCGCGGCATCGAGGATATGGCCTTTGTACATGACAGCTACGCTGTCCACGCAAAGCACCTCGATGAGCTCAACCTCATCATCCGACAGGTCGCCGTCGACATTTTCGCGGGAAACTGGCTCGACGACACGATGCATCAAGGCCTGCTCGAGATGATCCCCAACAACCTCAACTTGCCCTCACCGCCAAAGCAAGGCAATCTCAATGTGAGGGAGGAGCTCCCGCGAGCTCGGTATTTTTTTAGTTAACAACTACAGGGAGACACTGTATATGCCCACTACAGTTAACAAGCTACGCGAGGAGCTCGGGAAGGACATTGGCATCTTCCACCACGTCGACGGCTGCTACACGGTCATCGCCCCTGTGCCTGAAGGCGCAGAGATCGGCGGTCAGTACTGGCAGGAAGACGGTTCCTTACTCCTCCTTCGCGGGATCGCCCACCTGGGCGGTGAAGAAACCACCTATGAGCTCAACTTTGAGTCGGTATCGGTAGTGCTCACTGAGCAACCCGTACCTGCTCCAAAGTCGACTCGCAAAAGCCGAAAGGAAGCGGAAGCAGAGGCCGCTAAACTCATCGACGATTCGGTAGAGGGGACCGAGGACGATGGCACCGACGCTGACTTCGTCTGACATTGAGGAGGTGATCCGTAAGTCCGGCCCAGTCGCGTCGAGGTCTGACTGGTGCCGGGCACTCGGGTGGTCCTACCGCCGCTTCCGCACATACATCGACATCAACAACCTACCTTTCGCCAAGTTCGGCAATCCCAGGAACGCAGACCAAATCTATGAGCGCCTCGAGCGCGTTCGTATGTGTGCGCGTCTGCTTGGGCTGTCGGAGCGAGAGATCAACTTGCAGTTTGGCGACGAGACGCTGACTTTTTCTGAGCAGTGGCTACAGCCTTACACGCAAGAGCATAAGGAGCTCTTTCTCTCTATGGAGTGGGCACGCAAGCCTATCGCCAATCAGAGAGCAGTCACGCTGACCCAACAGGCGCTCGAGTCTGTGACACCAGCGTAGACAGTATGACCTAAAGAGCCAACGCAGGAGGAGAATCCCATGGCAAATGGTTATGTTCGTTTCGCCACTGAGCCTTTCAGTGCGTCTTTCCCCAGCATTCACGAACCCGATACGACCTCGAAGTACCCTTCGGGCAAGTACGAGGTTTCTGCTTTCCTTGATGAAGCCGAGGATGCAGCAACTATCCGGGTAATGCGTGAGGCTGTGCAGAAGGCAGCTGAGGCTGAGTGGCCTGGTATTTCAATCGAGGGCATTCGGAGCCCGTTGAAGCAGCAAGACGATGGTCGTCTGCGTGTGACCTTCAAATCGAAGAGTAAGCCCACAACGCAAGACGCCACCGGCAGTGCGCTGCCTTCAGACGTGGTTATCGGTATGGGGGATTTAATTCGGGTAGCGGGTAACGCTAAAGCCTACTCAACAGCAGGCAACAAAGGCGTGACCCTCTATTTGAACGCTGTCCGTTTAATCGATAAGCGCTCGTCTGACGACGGTTCGGGTGACCCCTTCGGAGGGCCCGATGAAGGATTCGTCGCATCAGAAGCAGAAGACGTCAGCTTCTAGTGATTCAGTTAAGTCGCCTGGCGGGGACGATCACCCCCGCACCCACGTTCTCCCCGCTGGGCGCATTTCTACACAGCTGCGCCAGGAAGACGCCAAGACCTTTTGGAATCGCGTCAACACCCTGGCGAAGCAGCTCAGCGGTATGACTACTGCTGACTTTGTAGCTTTACCTAAGAGCGCGAAAGACAAGCTTCGGGTCGAAGTGCTAGCGCACTACGGCATCGAGTACGTCCCACGCGCCAAGCAGTGGCTTTACGTCATGACACACCCGTCATTCGAGGGCTGCTGCAAGATCGGCATCACAAGTAGTGTTCGCCGTCGCCTGGTGCAATATCAGGTCGGGTGCCCAAACCGAGCCTACCGGCTCGAGTTCGCTCATGAGTTTTTGAATATCGAGGAGGCGTCGCGGAAGGTCTACGCACAACTTTCCGGTCGACGGTTGCAGGGGGAGTGGTTCGAGATCAGCCCAAGCGAAGCAGTCGAATTGATGACCCAGCTTCGGGAGGAGCTCGAATCGTGAAGTTAGACATAAGCGCACTTGCCCCACCACAGGAGTTCTACATTCCTGTCCCCCCAGTACCAGCCAGCCGCCCCAAGGTGGCTAGGTTCGGCACCTACTATTCAAAACGACATCAGCAGTATGTACGAGACTTCTCTTCCTGGATGACGGTCGTCCGTCCCCGGTGGAGGTTTTTAGATAAAGACGAGCGCTTGATCGTCGGCCTCGAGTTCGTTTGCTCCAGGCCAAAGAAGGTCGTCAACCCAGCACCCAGCTATGACATCGACAACCTGTCGAAGCTCCCGCTGGACTGCATGACCAGTGCCGAAATCTTTTGGTACGACGACTCACAGATCGAGCTCTTGATCGCCCATAAGCGCTACGCAAAAGAAAGAGAGGAGCCGCACACCCTGGTGCGCGTGTTCACTCTCTAGGGAGAACGCGATGGTCTTTTTTCTTGAATTGGCCTGCACGCTTTTGCTCTTCGGAGTCGTCTACATCCTTGTGGCTCATTGGGCCAGCAAGTAACTGCAGGAGGGGGAAATGCAGAGCAACTACATTGAGAAACGGGCATGCCCAGCGTGTCCTAGCAGCGACGCCTTTGCCGTCTACGACGACGGTCATGGCTTTTGCTTCAGCTGTCAGACTCACGTCCCGATGGTCGATGAGTTCGACGCTGAGGTCCAACCTCAACAACCGAGGCAAACTAATGTGAGCGAGTTCGTAACCGGCGCGTACATGGACCTTTCTGACCGCCGCCTCTACGAACGCACGCTTCGCAAGTTTAAGTACACGATCTCTGAAGGTAAGCACTACGCCCCGTATTTCGACCGCAACGGTAACTATGTCGCCCAGAAGGTGAGAGGCCCTAACAAGGACTTCTACGCTGTCGGTGACATGCAGAAGGCTGGGCTCTTCGGTCAGCAGCTCTGGTCTCCAGGTCAGCGCCTGGTGATCACCGAGGGCGAGATCGATGCCATGTCTTATGCCCAGGTCACCGGGCTGACGTGGCAGGTCGTCTCCGTCCCTAGCGGAGCTCAGTCTGCTGCAAAAGCGATTCGCAAGGAGCTCGAGTTCGTTGAGTCCTTCGAGGAGGTCGTCTTCCTGTTTGACCAGGACGAGCCTGGACAGAAAGCCGCCCAGGAGTGTGCTGCTCTTCTACGCCCAGGCCTGGCTAAGATCGCCCAGCTTCCGCTCAAAGACGCCAACGAAATGCTGGTGGCCGGTAAAGAGGCAGAGCTCAAGGCTGCTGTCTATGCCGCCGTACCTTTCCGTCCTGACGGCATTCGACGCGGTAGTGAAGTCGACTTCACTGAGATCATCCGGGCAACGCCTCGCGGTCTCGATTGCCAGTTCCCAGGTATCAACAAAGCCCTCCGGGGTCTGCGTAAAGGTGAGCTCATTCTGCTGTCAGCTGGCTCTGGCATCGGTAAGTCGACCCTTGCTCGAGAGCTCGGATACAACCTCATCAAAAACCACTCCCAAAGAGTGGGCTGGGTGATGCTCGAGGAAAGCTACCGAAAGACCATCCAGGGCCTAGTGGCTATCGACAACAACGTGCCCCTGGGCGACCTCATGGAGAACCCTCACTGCCTCGAGCAGCCTGACTGGGATAGGTCCATGCAGGAGCTCGTCACCATGAGCGACTTCTACGACAGCTGGGGCAGCTGTGACGTGAACACCTTGATGACCAAGCTGCGCTTCCTGGCGGTTGGCTGTGAGTGTGACTGGATCGTCCTTGATCACGTCTCGATGGTCGTCTCTGGCCTCGATGTCGAAGAGCGCAAGACCCTCGACATCCTCATGACCGCTCTCCGCCAGTTTGTTGAGCAGACCGGCGTAGGCGTCGTTGCTGTCAGTCACCTAAAGCGTAACTCAGGCAAAGACAGCTTTAACGAAGGCGGCAAGGTATCCCTGACCGACCTTCGAGGATCGTCTGGCCTCGAGCAGCTCTCTGACGTTGTGATTGCTAGCGAGCGGAATCAGCAGGAAGAAGACGCAAGCAAGGCAGACATCACGCAATTCCGCATTCTCAAGAACAGACCCTTCGGTGTGGTCGGGCTAGCAGGCAAGGCCCGCTACGACCGCCAGACAGGAAGGTTGTTGCCCTATGACGAGACCCTCGACGCTGTCCCTGACGACCTCGAGGACATCCCGTTTTAGTCCCAAAAGCAGGAGGAGGCTTTATGGACCGTAAGCAATTCAAAACAGAAATAGACGCAGTCATCGATTCTAACCTCGAGCAAAGCCGATCACTGATGGTCGGCATTGTGCTCAAGTCGATTGCTCGCGAGCTCTCATCGTTTGACCTGGACTGCGACCCGCAGACCAAGCTGCCCAACCATCCCCTGGCTCGGCTCATCTACATGTACGTCGAGCGCGAAATTGAGGAGCGCATCGCATGCAAGCACAGCTAACCCCCGCTGAGGCTCTGAAGCTGATCAATGAAGCAGAAGCTGCCTATGAAGCACGCAGGGGCTCAGCCATTGCTCAGCGCATGAGAGTCGCTGCCATGAAGCGCTTCGTCCTGGACTGCAGGAAGCGAGCGCCTCAACAAAAAATCACGCTCAGTCTGGAGGATCACTTGATTCTGACTGACTTACCGTGAGCGGGGGGAAAGACAATGGAACATCTCGTCTACGATATCGAAGGAGACGGGCTGTTGCCGGAGCTAAGCACAATTCACTGTATTGGCGTCTGCGCCGTCGGCGAGAGCATCGTTCAAACCTACACGGACAAAGACCCGAGCCTTCCCTCGATCAGGGAGGGCCTCGAGAGGCTGAAGAAGGCGGAGAGACTGATCGGTCATAACGTGATCGGTTACGACATGCCTGCCATCAACAAGCTGTACCCAGGCACGCTCACCTTCGAGCAGCACTGGGACACGATGGTGGTCGCCGCTTTAGTCGAACCCTCGAGAGTCAGTCTGAGCCTTGCTTCCTTCGGTAAGCAGTTCGGGTTCCCCAAGGGCGACTTCAAAGACTTCTCACGCTACAGCGATGAGATGCGCGTCTACATGGAACGTGACGTGGAGCTCACGGCTCGCCTGTACGATCACCTGCAGCTCGAGCTCAAGAAGCTCTACCGCCAAGGCAATGACTACCGCGCAGCCATCAAGCTCGAGCACCAGGTCCAGTTAGCCCTAGCGCTCCAGGCGCAGCACGGGTTCCGCTTCGACGTGAAGGCTGCTGAGCAGCTGAGCGTCAAACTGACCGAGGACATTTGTGCCCTCGAGAAGATGCTCACCAAGGTGTTCTCCCATGAGTTCCGTCCTCAATCCGGTCGCTGGGACTTCAACAAGCGCACCTGGATAGCGGTCGAGCCCTGGACCCCCTCGGTGAACAACAACAAACTTGGCTACACCAAAGACGCCCCTCTCTCGAGGTGCTCTTTCGACATGTTCAACCCAGGGTCTCGCCAGCAGGTAGCTCGAAGGCTCAACGCCCAGTATGGCTGGAAGCCGACCGAGTTCACTGACGACGGCAGGCCTAAGCTCGATGAGAGCACCCTCAGCACCCTCGACTACCCGGAAGCTCGCCTACTGCGCGAGTACTTCCGCAAGTCGAAGCAGCAGGGGATGCTGAGCGAAGGCAGGAACGCCTGGCTAAAGCTGCATGAGCGTGGTCGCATGCACGGCTACGTCCGCAGCTGTGGCTCGAGAACGCACCGCATGTCCCACTCCAGGCCTAACATGGCCCAGGTCGACAAGAGCAAAGCTATGCGCTCGCTCTTCTTGCCCGATGAAGGCCACGTTCTGGTCGGATGCGATGCTGACGCCCTCGAGCTCCGTATGCTCGCCTCTTACCTACACAAGTACGACAAAGGCGCCTATGCCGAGGCGGTACTCCGTGGGAAGAAAGAGGAAGGCACTGATCCCCACACCATCAATCAGAAGGCAGCAGGGCTGCATTCGCGTGATAACGCTAAGACCCTGTACTACGCCCTGATTTATGGCGCCGGTGATACGAAGATCGGCAGCATTGTCGCTGACGACCTCGAGCAGGCCGGTGAAGACCCCCCGTCCAAGGCCAAATTCCCAGCCCTTGGACGGCTTGCCCGACAGCGTATTGAGTCGGGCGTTTTGGGCCTAGGCGAGCTCATCGCCTCAATCCAGCAACAAGCTGGTGAGAAAGGATACGTCACACTGCCTGATGGTCGGCGCGCTGCTAGCGCACAGCGAACCGCCCTCAACACCCTCTTGCAGGGGAGTGGGTCGATCCTGATGAAGCAAGCCTTGGCTCTCTTTTTACATGAGCTCACGCCCAGTGAAGGGCTCGAGCACGGTAAGGACTTTGCTCTCCTTGCCAATGTTCACGATGAACAACAACTCTCAGTTGTCCCAGATAAAGCGGAACTGGTCGGGGGTCTGTTTGCGATGGCTATCAACCTTGCAGGCAGGCGCCTCGAGCTCCCAGTCCCGTTCGCTGGGGATTACCAGATCGGCAGCAGCTGGGCCGAGACGCACTAAGGAGTTCCTATGTTTAGCCGACGCGACGACGTGCTCTACCACGCCGGGCGTGTTGCTTATTTCAATGGTCAATTGGAAAGCGCATGCCCCTATGGCCGTGCCGACCTCATCCGCAGAGGCTTTTGGCTTGCCGGGTGGCATGACGCTGACATTGAGACCAATGGGTTCGGGCACTTTGCTCGAAGGGAGGAGGACTATGTCGAAGAACAACCCAACCTATGTGAGACAGAAGGGGACCGATCGGCTTACCCGCCGCCAGCTGGCCCTGGTACTTCGAGCTCTGACTGAAATCAATGAGGCGGAGCTCTTCGATCCCTACGATAAGCGCGACTTCCGTAAGGCTCGAGCAAAGCTTGCTGACGCTTTCCGCCGCTCACTGTCGGGGGACTCGGACACGGATCGACGCATCAGACAAGCAAGCAAAAACTTCGGCTGGACTCTCCCTGAGATACCCAGTGTCTGGAGCTCCACGGAGGTATCCAATGCTAGACCGCAAGATTGACTACGTCCTGATTGACGCCGACATCGTGGCGTACAAGTCAGCATCAATGGCCGAGGGGCCTGATCCTTTTGACGGCACCCCCCGGCAGGACATCACGCTCGAGGACGTGATCACCGATGCAGAGCTCGAGCTCAAGCGCATCTTCGAGCTCTTCGATGCTGAGGAGTTCATCCTGGTGTGGTCGCCTGACAACCGCAGCAACTTCCGTAAGTCGGTCGATAAGGACTACAAGGCCAACCGTAACCCTAAGCCTAAGCCTGAGCACTACTGGCCCCTGGTGAAGCATTTGCGGGCGACCTTTAACAGCATCAGCGTGGACGGCCTCGAGGGCGATGACATGCTCGGGGTGATGCACACGCGCAGCCCCAACAACACCATCATCGTTTCCTCCGATAAGGACATGCGGACGATTCCTGGTGTGATCTACAACCCGATGCACGATGAGCTCCATGAGATCAGTCCTAACCAGGCTAACTGGTTCTGGATGTTCCAAACCCTGATGGGCGACTCAGTGGACGGGTACCAGGGCTGTCCTGGCATCGGAAAAGTTAAAGCTGCTAGAGCTCTTCCGCCGGTAGACGACCTCGAGGACGAGCCAGTCTTCCTGGAGCGCTTATGGTTCGAGGTGCTCGAGACCTATAAGCAGCACTACAAAAACCCCGACGTTGCTGAGTCCTGTGCGATCCGCCAGGCACGCCTCGCTCGAATCCTGCGGAGCTATGACTATGACTGGCCCAGCCAGTCGATCCGCCTTTGGCATCCTACGGATGACCTGTTTGTACCCCTTAGCAGGCTGATGTGACACCAATGTCGCCAGTATGAACAACTGCTAAGAAACGCGTTCCTCGCCCAGGGAGACGTGTGTGTTAAGACATCACAGCCCCTGGGCACCTATGAGGAGAGGACGCATGAAAGACAGCATTGATCAAGCGACGCCTGCTGATTGGAACAGGCAGCGTCAGCCCGCCCAGAAGAATGACCCGGTCAACTTCCCGGCGCACTACAACCAGGACGGTGGCATCGAGTGCATCGACGCCATCAAAGCGCAGCTGACCCATGAGCAGTTCCTGGGCTACCTGCGTGGCACCATCGCCAAGTACACCTGGCGCATGATGGACAAACACCCGCACCCCCACCAGGACGCAGCCAAGATCAAATGGTTTGCTAGCTACCTCGAGCAGTACCTGAGCAAAGATGCCAAGAGCCGCTCCTAAACCGTGCAGCTACCCAGGGTGCCCCGAGTTGGTCGATGAAAAGGCCGCCCGGGGCATGTGCGTGAGGCATGTGCGTGAGACCCGTGCGCTAAAGGGGGCGCGTGCGCGTAGAAGGAATTTCACAGATGAAGATAGACAAAGAGACAATTGGTACAGCAGTGCTGACTGGCGTCGTTTGCGGCGTTCTTTTATCAGTCGCAATCCTCTCTGTCAGCATTGCCTTGATCGAGGTCTTATTCGAAAAGCTGATGTGGTTGACCACATTATTGAGAGAAAAGACGATGACTCTCTTCGGCTCAATAGCTCGAATCTTCAGTCGCTCTGCCACAGATGCCACAACAACAAAACTCAAGACGAAAAGCGAGCACGCGAAAGACTTAACCGAGAAGGTGATTGATCGCTTGCACTAAATCGTTCGGAAAATTTTGTGTAGATGGTTTCCGTGTAGATGGATTCCGTGTAGATGGTTTCCGTGCATGTGGATTCGGGGAAAATCCGGGATTTTTCGGAAAAATCGAGGTGAGGCCCCTAAGTCATTGATTTTGAAGGCTTTCCGCCTCGACCCGACCAGGCCCCGACCAGGCCCCGAGCCCTCGGCCCTCGAGGGGGTAAGGGACCAGGCCCCAGGCCTAGGCCCCTCGCTCGAGGCCCTCGAGAAGGCCCCAAAATGCCCCGAGGCGGGGCGATACGCTCGGCCCCGTGCCTACCTATTGCCCCAGGCCCTCGAGGCTCCCTCGCTCAGCTGAAGCCCCGGGGCTCGCCAGGCGACCAGGCCCCAGGGCCCCGGAGCTCGCACCAGGCGAGCACCAGGGAAGCCCTCGAGCTCTCACCAGGCACGCGCCAGGGAAGCCCCCAGGGCTCGCCCAGGCTCGAGCCCCTCGCC